GATTTTACTAATATTAGTAAAATCATTTCGTATATTTTTGTAATTTTTATTTTCATAATCTTGTATTAAAGTACCAATATTTGTATCTAATTTTACCAAATAATTATGTATAGTAGGAATATATATATCTGTTTGATCATTATAAATAATACTGCATATGTTATATATGTCTTGGCATTTTGAAAATATTATTTGCGAAACATAATTAATATTTACATCTGTTTCATCTATTGAATAATATTTTGTTAATACTATGATACACACCATAGGAAAATTAAGTTTCAATATATTATTATTGTTATTATTATTTATATAATCAATTATAGTTTTAGGTACTACAATTTGACTTGGATTAATAATATTTTGTGGTGGAGGTGGTGTTTGTTTTTTGTAATTATTCATTAATGCAAAAATATTATTTAAATCATTCAATAATGCATTATTGTTCGTTATAGAATTACCATTATTTTTAAATTTTATTAAATTATTATACAATTTTATAATATTAGTATTCAAAATTTTAAAAAAACTAATAAACTTATTTGGACATAGGGTCAAAATATTATGCAAGTTTATGTGATTTTCAATTATTAAAGTTATACTGAAAGTATAATTGTATGAATCTACAGTTGGATCTATATTCAAAGTATATTTTGTTAAAAAATACATAGTATTTATATATCTTGAAAAATTTATTGTATCTTTGTTATTATTCAAAGAAATTCCATAAATATTTGAATTGACTTCTGATGGATATATATTCAATCCTATAGGTACTATATAAATTTGCTTTGATGGTATTCCTTTCGTAGGTATATATCCCGGTGTAGGGAGAGGTTCTGATGGGTTTGGTTTATACCACGATGCGCCGAAATATGTAGCTATTAATATTATTATGAAAAACAAAATTTCTAATAAAATCAAATACCAAACCATTATAATATAATATATTATATTATAATTATTTGTTAAACCCGTAAAGATTAATAATTACAAAGTAACTTAAGAAGGAGGTAAAGGTGCAAGACAAAGACGGATTTCACCCAAAGATGCCACATCATATTTCACAATCAATGGCAAATCATTACCTAGACACATTTCTAAATTCGAGCACAATGGTGTGCATTTTATGAAATTACTCAATGATTTCAATGAAAATTCGCCTTGAATAACGACGGATGCGTCTGCCGGTTTTTGCCGGAATTTCATGCATTCACCCAATTCAGACCGCAAAATTCGCGAACTAGCGAAATTGCCTTCGCACGAAAATATAAGATCATTACCAACAGATTTGATTTCAATGCGATCGGAGATGCCATTCATATCGCGAATGATTTTCTGGAAATCGGCGCAGGGCAAATTGATGATGGTCGAATATTCGACCTCGGGTACAACCAACTCTTCATTATCCGGTTCTATCAACCGCAATTTCTGGCAACTACATTGCCTGATGTTGCCATTATCATATTGTAGACCGAGATGCGATACAATGCCGTCATGATAATCGTCTTTCTCAATATATATAGTGAGCGTGTCCAAATTCGCAATTGTAGATATGACTTTGAATAAATGGAGTGTGTTGGCACATACAATGATTTTATCTGGCTTGCAATCGTAGTTCTCAAACTTGGCGGAATTAAGCATGACATTGACGAGAATCGTATGCGTCTTGTCGAAATTGATTATTTTCATTCCATTTTTGGTGAATGTGATGGTTGCATCTGTAAGTATGTCTTTTATTGCAGTTATCAAATTTCGAATAGGCGATATTTGAATTGTTCTTATTGTAAGAACATTGTTGTCTTCATTCATCATTCTTAAAGATAAATGAAAAGTGCGTTAATTTTTATATTCTATTTTATCAACATTATTTTATCATAATAATTGAATGCGTCTTTTTGCTCTAGGATGTACAAAAAATAACAAGGCAATTATTCCTGTAAATAAACCCAATAAAGAGAGAACTAGACAACCAAAAGTGTCTATTATTGCGCCTGCAATCAATTATAAACAAGTGCCAACATCAATTCCGTATAAACCACTACCAGATGAAGAGACTATTTGTAATTGTTTCATTGTGTAAATATTTATTATTATTATGAAATATTCAATAAATATTGAATATTATAAAAGAGTTACCGATATTTTTTATTTTTGTATACAATTTTTATTATTGGATAAAAAAACCAAAGAAAAATGCAAAAACAAATGGCCAAAAAAATGAAAAATAAAAATTTAGAGAACGAGTAAAAAAAACTGTATCCAGGTTCGATAGAAGTATTTAATCCAAATAATTGATAAATGAAAAACATGATTGTTCCAATAAAAGAATATATTGGTGTCTCTATTCCCCAATAAAAAGAGTTTTCAGTTTCAGGAAACAATTGATAACAAAGAGGTGTATAATATGTATAACAATTGGCCGAAAAAGCGCCATTATTGAAAATATCCCAATCTATAATGGCATGTTTGTCAGCTTGCATTAATTTTTCGCAATACGCCTTGTTATAAATCACGCCATGAGTACCCATAAAAAAGCCACTATAATGCGCAAAATCATAGGAAGAAGGCATCTGAAATATGGGAATACATCCGAGTCTATACATTGTCGGTTCTCCGTCTTTCGTTTTTATAAATTCGCATATACTCGAAATATTTTTGCAATCACGGACTTTTTCGGAAAACGTGAAATCATCTTCTAAAATCAAAATATTCCTATAGTCATTTTCGGAAGCATTTTCAAAACAATGGAAAAATGCGTGGACAAGATCGATCGGAGGTATTTTTCCACTTTCAATATGCCCTTTATTGAAAAGAATATGCACTTTTTTCGACGGATGATATTGTCGCAATTGGTTTCGAATACTCTCTAATCTCCCGTTATTTTCAACATGAATGATGTAAGTAGCGTCGACACAATTGTCGAATATCCCGCCGTTTTCAAAATCGAGGTTTTCGAATTTATACATATTCGCTTTTATTATTTAGAGAATAATAAAACCATTTTTTTACGATTTATTTACACACTACTTACTGTACTGACTCACAGACTACTGTAGTAATTTACAGAGGAGTACCAACAGAATCAACAGAATAAACATCCAAACACTTCTGAAACAATGCGCGAATACCCTCTGTATTCGCACCCACCACCACATCATCTGGTACCCAAGTCAAATTCCCCTTTTTATAACAAAGCAATACTGGCACGCCATTCACCATCCGCTTACTCTTCAAAAACGCATACAAATCAAATGCGCCTTCGTCGTCAATGTCCAACACAGCACACACAATTTCTGTTGGCATTTTCCCCATGTATTCGTAGACTTGCGACTCGATTTGCTTACAAGGCCCGCACCATTCCGCGCCGAATTTGATGACAAGTGCACCCGGGTTGTTTTGCAATGCTATACCGAAATCGGATTTCGACATGGTAGTAACGACGTTTGACGGACACTGCATTCTCACGGGTTCTTGAATATTCATGCGAAACATTTCTATATAGTTTTAGATGGATTCATAATGGTCGCTATTTTACGAAAAAAATAAACTCATCATATACAAAAAATGCGTAAATGTTCCGTCAATCAAAACCAACATAACCTAAATATTCAAATGTACAAATTTAGCGAATTGCTCGAACTCTTTCAATTAAATTACAATTCCACAATCGACGATTTAAAAAACGCCAAAAAAATCGTACTAAAAATGCATCCCGACAAATCGCGACTTCCGAGCGATTATTTCCTCTTTTACAAGAAGGCATTCGAAATCGTCGTCGATTATTTCAAAGATCAGCAAAAAACCCAGAAACAAGTGCCGACAACCGAACAATTATATACGCCGCTGGAATCGAAAATGGGCGAAGACACTGACAAACAAGTGGCCAAAAATATCCGGAAAATGACGAAAGAAGGCAATTTCCAGAACCAGTTCAACCGCCTCTATGAAGAAAACATGACCAAAAAAGTGGACGAATCGAAAAACGCATGGTTCAAAAACAACGACCCCCTATTCGAATTCGACGGCCCCAAATCAGCCAAAGACATTGCCATGTCGATTGAACAAGTGAAGGCGAAATCGGCGGCAATGGTGGCGTATAAAGGCGTACAAGAAATGAATTCTTCTGTTGGTACTTCCACCAGTAAATTTTTCGACGAAGAAGACGAAGACCCGAATGAATATGTTACATGCGATCCATTTAGCAAATTGAAATTCGACGATTTGAGAAAAGTGCATAAAGACCAAACAGTGTTTGCAGTGAGTGAGATTGATTATGCGAAAATGCAGAGGTATGCAAGCTTGGATCAATTAAATAAATTGCGAAATGAGAACTTGAAACCGATGGATAAACGAATAGCGGAACAACAAATGGCGCAACAAGATGTGCTTATGCAGCAACAAGCGGCTGCAAGACAACATGCTTCACAATTGAGAGGAATGGAATATGAGGAAAAAAACAAGGCTGTATTGTCAAACTTTCTGCGGATTCAAGGATAGGATATTTTCCTTTATCATATATAATTATACATAAAAAATGATGAAAGAAAAAATAAAAGTGGTTCGTGAATTTAATAACGCTATTAAATACAAACCAAACACACATATTAATTTGTTATTGAATAAAGGAATTGTTGGTACAAAAAAATCGACGAATAAACCACAAGAAATATATCAAAATTCTTTTTTCAAATTGAAAACATTCAATGAAAGTACTCAAAATACAAATGTTGAATTCAAATTAAATATTTTTGACAAAAATGAAATTGAAGAAAATAAAAATCAAGACAACGAAATAGAAGAAAATGAAGATAATGGAATATTATTACCTATACAGCAACAATTTCAAGAAAGGTTACCGTATAATGAAAATAGTAAATTAATAGAATCAAGATTGATAATACCCATATCAAAAAGTGATTTTCAAATTACATTTGATGAAATTAATTCTATCAAAACAATAGTTCATATTCTTGACAATTCAAGTGGTTTTGGCGATTATTTGAGAGGTTCTATACTATTAGCACAATATGCAAAAAAGTATAAAATAAATTTCAAAATGGATGTATCTTCTCATAGTATATGTAATTATTTGTATGATAAAATAGAAAATAATGATGAAAAACATGAAATACATTGTATTTGTTTTAATGGAGGTGAAAGAGACAAATTACTTAATAAATTACTTGAAAAATTTATGAATTCTGATGA